GGGTATTAATAACAGATGAAGAAGCAAAAGTAGCAGCATCTCAAAAATATGAAAATTTTGTTCAAATATTTGAAAAAGATATTAATTATGCAGTTGCGCAAATTATAAAAACAGTTATTCTGTCAAGAAAAATTAGTGTCGATTTCCACACTTCGAATATTTTAGGTTGCGAGAAACAAAGGAGTGATTTATACAAAACTGTATTGCTCGATTGGGAAAGAAATGTTGATATAGGTAAATATATTCAGACACGTCTTGACATGAACAAGCCTCCAGATGCTTCTGGTGCAATAACTGATAATCATAAGAGAGCTTCTGATTATTTAAAATTTAAGCGTTTGTATGACTATTTCATCACAGCTACACAATCATGGTTTTTAACAAACAGAGGAATATATATTTTTAATTTTGATGAAATGATAACATTAATTGAAAAGTTGAATATTTTTGATTTTATAAATATGAAGAAAGATAATATGTGTATGCTATGTGTTTTGCAATTTTTGTTATTTATAATATTTGTAGATTGTGTTTATAAAAGTATTAATTTTCATTATTCGGATAGTACAACTTGTCCCCCACCTCAATGTCGGTGGATAATGTCACAATTTTTTTATATAGAACCAATAACAACTAAACCAAGAGAACAATCATGGTTAATCACACCTAAACCAAATGTTTTTGCTTTTACTTTGAATAGTGCTGTTACTCCTTCAAATTTGAAAACTGTTACTGGAAAAATAATAGTGGGTGGCGTCAAGAGACAGCGTAGCGATGAAGAAGAAGATGATGAAGATGATGAAAATTATGAAAATTATGAAACGGAGACAGATGATGAAGATGATGATGATGATGATGATGAAGATGGTGAAACTTTAACTGAAGAAATGGATGTTCATGTTGATGATGAAGTTTCACAATATAGGTTTAAAAATATTTATGACATTTTTAGTAAAATAACTAATGCAGGTGAATTGATAAAAAATGCTGATGGTACATTTCAATTTAGTAGAAATGATCCAATACTTGAACAAATTTCAAATCCGGAAATTTATGAAGTCTCATTAAAATTATCAGAAAATAATTCACCACAAATTGAATCCAAAATGATATCCTCACCAAATGTTACTTCGAACCCTGATTATAATAAATGGAATCAAGAAGTATTAGAAAACCTTAGAAAAAAAAAAGGAGGAGTCCAAACTCGCACATATGTAGATGATTTCGAAAATCATTATATAGAATGTAGTGGTAAAAACACAAAGACACCACAAACGATTAATGTCGAAGAAGTAACATTTAAAAAATCTAAAAAAATAAAAATTGATGAAGGTCAAGATTTAGACAAACCTCAGTATCCTCGTAATTTTTCTGAATGGTGGATTTCTGAATGGTGGAAAAACCTAAAGTGGCAAGGTCTCTGGTGGAAAGGTGGAAAATCAAAAAAATCAAAAAAAATAGATAAAAAACGTAAAACTAAAAAACGCATATGATATAGGTAACCAACATAAAATTGTAAAACGAAGTTATTTCATGATATTAAGGTCTATCCGTGTTTTTGTATCCGCAAACTAAATATGTGTATGGATACAAAACATCCACCCTCTTTGAGAGACCTATATCCAAACAGACTCGTGCATAAATACATTTATGCACGAATAGAGATTAATCTACATCCGTGTTTTTGTATAAATATATAATAGGTTTGATGAGTCTTCCACAAATATTTGCACTTTCTACAATTGAAATAATCGGCGATTTTGCACTGAAACAATATGCCAATAAAGGCGGATTAAGGAATCTCGCGATAGGAATTGTAGGTTACGTCGGTGTAGTTGCTATGCTAATCGTTTCTTTACAAGATTCCACTATATTGATGGTAAATGGTGCATGGGACGGAATTAGTACAATAATAGAGAGTTTGGCCGCGTTTGTAATTTTAGGCGAACGATTCGATAATATATGGCAATATGTCGGATTGATAATGATAGCATCCGGAATTTATTTGTTGAAAATTCCTTGGAAAAAACAGCATCCCTTTCATATTCCGGAATAAAAATAAAATACAAATAATATGAATTTGTCATCAAAAATGACAACTTCATACAATATCTAAAATTCGGGCGCATGTTTCTTAAATAGACACCCCTGTTTCGGTAAATGTTCAATATCGATCAATATATTCACATCTTGAACCAAACAATTCTCCATCCAAATTTTGATGACACAAAAATTCTTCTTGGGAGAAATTGTAATTCCATTGATCATAGAATTATACTTTGGCACCGTTGATAAAGACTCACCACACAATGCATAAAAAAGAGTCTTCCAAACCGTCGGAACCAATTTATTTGCTACTTTGAAGGAAAAACATCCGCCATTGCGATTTTTCGGATCTTCCCACATGGGCGTAATTCCTGTTCTCATAACAAAAAGCATACAATATTTGATTACATTTTCGGGTAATCCCTCATTGATAGCAATCAATTGTTCCGCGGTATTCATATTTCCTGCGATGATTTTATAACTAGAAAGATCCCAATTTTTATCGTGTGGTAAATGGTAATACAAATTCCATTTACCAAGCAATGTATGCGTTGTGGATTGCGAAGTGGATTGAGAAGTGGATTGAGAAGTGGATTGCGAAGTGGATTGCGAAGTGGATATAGGTTTGGGTAAATTAGACGAAGAAACCTTATTTTCTTCCGATGGAGCTACTTTAATAGAATCCATTTTCTAAATACCCGTATTATATATTTAGAAAATAACTTTATGTTGTTTTTACAAATATCCAACTGCCAAACCATTCACTCCTATAAATAAATACTTGGTTCGATCCAGTTTAAGAATATTTACGTTATTATCAATAATCGTAATCTTATAATCCATATCAAATACAAAATCACCCCCTTGATATTCCAAAAGGCGGCGAACAAAAACGGGTGAAAACAATTGATTTCCTACCACAAAAAAATCGCATAAATCGACAATATCGATCGATATTTCACATGACATTTTAGGATGAGAATAAGTGCAAGACATTATTCCATGCGAAGATAAAAATGGCTCTTTAAATGAATCTGCCTCGGATAAGGATGCGACCCCCGAAGAAATCGCCGGATACAATTTAACACAATAACGATCCACATTTTTCACAACTATAATCGAATCCACCCCAGAAGAATCACTACTACGAATATTTCCATTCGCAAAAGATGCGGCTTGTTCATAAGTGAAAGTATCATGTGGGTTTGTGATTAATTGATACACTTCAGAATAATGATTTGAATCGATCAATAAACTACACGCGGATACCCATTTATTGGCGTCCGGTTCTCGCTTTCTGCGAGATGTCAAAATTGCATATTGATCGACCAACCAATCCTTATAATCGACGGAATATTTTACCCATGGATATGTATAATATAAATACCCCCCTACCGAATTGCATTCTGTGCAAATCCAGCTGTATCCCCAAATCATATACAAACAAAACTTTTGAAAGGCCTCGGTTTGAGAAATCCAATATAATAGATCGAGTGATTTAGCCACAAAAAATGCAACCCAAAAATACGTATTATTATAAAGATGTTTTAGTAGTTCTAGATACATTTTTTGGTCAAAGGTACAATGAATACCCCGATAATTTTTATATGGTTTCGGTAAATTATTTTACCCCAGTTTTTATGTGAATATCTAGTAAGATGTCCAAAAAAACCGCCCTCTTTTTATTTCATCGGGATCTCAGAATCCAAGATAATCGAGGTTTAGTGGAAGCCGTCAAAAACTATGATCAAATATATACAGCCTTTATTTTTACACCGGAACAAGTGGCAAAAAATAAAAACCCCTATAAATCGGATAATTCCGTCAGATTCATGTTGGAATCCTTGGAATCCTTGGTGCAAAATATCGCCCATGAAGGGGGTAAAATGGAGATGTTTTACGGGGATACGGAGAAAGTTTTGGGTAAATTAGTCGCCAATGTCGGAATCGATGCAATCATCTTTAACCGAGATTATACGCCTTATGCGAGAAAACGCGACGAAATCTTGGCTGATATGTGTAAGAAATGGGGTATCGAATGCAAATCGGTCGCAGGTGAATATTGTTTGATGGAACCTGGATCTGTCCGTAATGGCCAGGGGGGATATTTTCATAAATACGGGGCATTTTATGAAACGGTCATGCGTCATCTAGATATTCCCAAACCCACATATCCGAAAAAATACAATTTTGCAAAGATTTCGGGGGACCATGTAAAAACCATCACGATCGAGGACGCAAAACGGTTGTTTATCAACCAGAAAAACCTCGCACCATCACCTTATGTTCATGGTGGTCGCACCGAGGGTCTAGAATTCCTGAAACGTGCGATCAAAGAACAAAAGGATTATGGCGAAACGCGGGACCAACTGTTTCGTGAAACATCCTTTTTATCTGCTTACGTAAAGTTCGGATGTGTTTCGGTCCGTGAAGTATTTCATGGTTTTGCCAAAAAATATGGGGCTAGACATGATATACTTCGACAACTTATTTGGCGCGATTTCTTCGTACATTTGATGTATGCTCATCCAGAATCCATGAATAAAATGTATTATGAAAAATACGAGAACATCAAGTGGCATACGAATTCGGATTGGATCGAACGTTGGAAAGAGGGTAAAACGGGATTCCCTACAGTCGATGCATGCATGCGCCAAATCAACCAAACCGGATACATGCATAACCGGGGACGTATGTTGGTCGCCTATTTCTTGGTAAAAACCTTACTGATGGATTGGCGTGAGGGCGAACGATATTTTGCACAGAAACTCGTGGATTACGATGTGGCATCGAATTTGTTCAATTGGCAATCCATTGTGGGTGGTGGAGCATATAATACGGCTTGGTTTCGTACAATGAGTCCTTGGACTCAGTCGATAAAATTTGATCCAGATGCGATCTATATCAAACGATGGGTTCCCGAATTGGCGTCAGTTTCAGCAAAAGATATTCATAAATGGAACCTAGTTTGCCAGGATCCAAGATACCGACTTGTTAAATATGAATGTCCGATGGTAGATTTTCATGAACAAACGGAAAAAATGATGAAAATGTATAAAAGGGGGTTGGATTAGAATATTATTTTTCTCGTTTTTTCGCCAAAATGGCCATCAAATACATTTTGAAGACCTGTTTTTCACAAATAGCAACCGTCTTTTGTGAAATATCCAATTTATAGATTTTTGTATATTTTGTAAATGCCTGCATGATCAAACGCGATCGATACATCTTGGTTGCCTCTGGATATTTATCGTAATCCTTATACGATAAATAAATGGGCGAATCGATCTTGTTTCTCGAAAGTTTCAGCACCAAAAAGGCCGTGCTCGCCAATTTGAACGTAATCTTGGGATCCATGATTTCTTCCAAGATCTGTTCCATTTTGCTATGATGGTATCGCCACCTCAAAAGGGCTAGACGCAAATTTGGATCCATAAATGACATCACTAAATAGATCAAATCATCTGGTAACCGATTCAGCGGGAAATGGATGGGTTTTTTTGAGGCCGTTTTTTTCTTATTGGACGAGAGTCGCTGTTTCAAAATAATGGGAGGAATTGGACAATAATAATTATGTTCCATTGTTCCGTCGGATAGCAAATTACAATTGGATATATCCATTTGTCTCAGATTGGAGGTTTCGTTTCTTTTGCCAAGATTCGGATTTCTTGGCAAAAGATCAATTTTATCTCCCCATTTGAACATCTGAATAAGGTGTTCCTTGAATAACACATGGTTCATGAAATCCATAAATTTTCAATTCGCCACGTTTTGCCAAATAACTCATTTGATGATCAATTTGATTTGAAAAGGGTGGTGACATCAGATCCAATAATTTTTGTGCTGTTTCTCGATGAATTAGATATGCATGGGTTCCCCAAAAATGTGTAAATTGGTAATAATCATCAAAAGTCTCAAATTTATGTTCCGGGTCATGGTTAAAATATCCCAGTAAAACGATATCCCAATCGGCTGGCATACGATGAGGTATCGTGGAAATATGTTTAACATAAATTTCGGGGTCTGTTATCTTGGCATCATCCTCAAAAATAAGCGCATATGGTTTATCGGAATTGGCCAAGAATTGTTTATATGTTTCTAAATGACTCAAAAAACATCCGATCATTCCGGGACTAAGATCCTTTCGTTCCGCGTTGGGTGAAATATAATTTTTATAGGGTAAATCGATCCCATATATAGCATCGATTCGAATCGCCGAAATCCTTTTCCCAAGATCCGATTTTTGATAAGATTCGGTAAAATCGCGTAATCTATCCGTATTTTTTTTCAAATTGATCACATAGGGTTGTATTGAATCCATTTGTATAGGTTTTTCACTATAGTGGTGTGTAAATCCTTCTTTTTTCGAAAATTTTTCTATCAAATAGGTTACTATAAAAATAAGAACAAATAACCAAATCAAAATCATAATAATGGACCGCATTATAAATAATAACTCGGATCAGTTATTATTTATCGAGAAAATTTCTAGATATCAAGTGAAATAGTATTTCTATCCGACTTGTTCTTGCGTTTGTTGGCGCGTTTGGGCAACATGGTATTTTGCGAATCCTTGAGAGAAGAAATACTAATCAGAGAGTCGTTTTCATCGAATTGTGACGATGACGATGCAAATTGGTTTTGCATAATCGAGGAACGTTCTTGTTGCCCAGATCCCCCAATACTACTGGATTCATGAATATTAACCTCACGTGTTTTGAGTCCGGAAAGGAGATTGTTGATATCGAGATTTTGAGGTCCGCGCATTTCTGGACGTGTTTGTGTGGATTGGAAATTATTTTCGACATTCACACCTTCTTCACGGAACATAGATCCGCGACCCATGGCAATATCAGGGCGTCCAGTTGCAACGCCTTGTGTAAATTGCATTTGACCCGGTCTAGTAGGAGGTGGCACAGATTTGGGATCGACTGGTGGAGGAGGTGAGCCAAACATGGTATTCATCGAACCGACACCTGAACCCGCATTGCCACCACCTTGTCCTGGGTTCAAAATACTATTTACGAAATCCATTGGTCCTCCCCCTCCACCTCCCCCCATTCCACCCATGTTCTGGCTCATACTCTGGACGGTGGCATTCGAAAACATCTTCATCAATTCGGGACTCTGGCGAATCACATCGTTGAATCCGGGTGTAGCTGTGGAAAGAGCCTTATTTGTAATATTCACCACGGCGGCGCTGAAACCAATGCGCAACAAGAGCGAAATTTCTGGTGATAACTTCCCACCCTTGTATTTCTCATATAATTCGCCGAAAATATCCTCATAACTCTCAATGTCTTCGCTAATTTGTTCGCCCCAACCATCCAAGTTAAGACCAAAGGGGTCGAAGACCGCATTCCCATATTCAATGGAATTAATAAACGTCATGAACCACCACCCTTGTAGTTTGACACTATCCTTCCGACGTTTATCCTCCATGACCGATTCGAATTCGTCTTCGATCTCATCGTAAGGGGAATCCATATTGAATTGGTTGGAATTCTTGATTTGCCCTTTTGCATACCACTCATCGAGTTTCTTCAACATGGCACGCTTCTTACGACGACGCTCTCTATCCGTCATTTTATTTGCGCCTCCACCTCCACCAGGAACATCCCCTATTTTGCTAAATCCATCCCATGTTTTTGTATTTCCAATACTTTCAGCGGTAGCCGATCCCAATTTGGAATCGGTTGGGTCCAATCCCGATTCTGAAGTAGAGACCACGGGAGCCGGTTTTGCACCAAAATTGAATAAATTACTTGCAAATCCTGTCAAAGTTCGTGTATCGGATGATGCCTTGGATTCTTGTGTCAAATCATTGAGTTCCCTTTCTAGTTTTTCCATATCACCTAAATCAACGCTTGTTCCACCACCAGATCCCGAAGATCGAATTTTATCATTCATCAATAATTCGATTCCGGGACCAAAATTGGATGAAGCTGACCCCCCTCCCCCCCCGGAACCAAAATCGTCATTAATATTCAGTGTAATCGGTTCGAGATCATTAACATTAAAACCAATATCAATCACTTCCATTTGATTTATGATAACTAAACAATATTTATTTTTAAATCCTCCGCATAAGTAATTATTTTTTGTGATTTCAAAAACCAGATACCTTGGAGAAAACAGTCGGCCAGGTCATCGCGTTTTTCGCCGCGATCCATCGCTCCTGCCATCCAAGATTCGCCCGCCAATCCTGGATTTTGCATCAAAAAACGGCCACAAATATCAATACCGTCGGACTTGTGTTTTCGGTAAATTTGACCAGAATTTTTTACCACCGTATCAGGTGGTGTCGATACAAATTGATTGGTTTCTGTAGCGGTTACGGTGACCGTAGTAGGAACCAAACCCTTGAGTTTATTGGACGACGATACGAATTGAATCGATATATCTGGCCATCGAATAATAAAATATTCGGTGAGCATTCCCTGAATCGTTTTCATTCGACCTGCTAAAGGTGATATTTGATTCTCCATAATGACATGGGTTAAACCCTCAAATCTCCCCCCGATTTCATCCAAACGATCGCGCATATTTACCCCAATTGTTATCAAATCAATTTCCGATGCGGATTTTGCGCGTTTAACAACGATAGTGTCCAAGATTTTATCCGAAAATGCCTCCAATAGGGCTTTTTTTGTGGGATTTTCTGTGGATAACACCAATGGAAAGGCAAATGTTTTACATAATTCGATCAATTCCTCTTTGGATTTTTTTTTGAGTGACCCCTGGGAAAGTTCCTTGGTGGGAATGATAAATCCACAATCTTTGGCATGTTTTTCGCAATATTTTTTCCCCGATTTTACATATTTGGCCTTTTTCTTACAATGTACCTCGGAAGGTGACAGGTTAGTTTTCGCCCGTTTTTTAGCGGGAGGCTGGATATTAAAATCGCAAATACATTTTGTGGGAGTTTCTTTCTCGACCCCTGATTCGGCTAAATCTAGAATTCCCCAATCTTGGACACGTATCGATTTATCCTGATCCTGATCCTGATGTTTATCAACATCAACATCAACATCAACATCAACATCAACATCAACATCAATACATTCGAAAAGGCAATAGGCCATGTTTTTGATACCGATATCAAAACTGAGAACCTTCATTTACATACATACTAAATAATGTTTTACATCTTTTTATGCAAAACATTATTTATGGGTTAGTGGCAGGTTGCGCCACGAATCCAGGTTGTTTCATCATAGAGAACAATTGTTCTTGGGTGAGTCCAGGGGCGACTTTACGCGATTGTAATTGTTCCCGGGACAAATAAAGGTCTTTGAGATCACTATTGGCGTAACCGGCGGGTTTGGTATTTTCCAAGAAAGACGCATATGAATAGGGGACACTATTCATAGCGGTCTTGCTTTTCCAATCTCCCATTTCACTGGGTGTAAAACGTTCGAAATACCCGACGTCATTGCATGCCTCGCGGAAATTTTGACGGCTGATATTCACCGAGTTTTCGGTTAAATATTTGCGATATTCCCAATTCGATTTAATACCCGTTTGTTGTAGCATTTGTTGGTTTAGCACAGCTTCGGGTTGGTAGGACGCAATGAGAGCACGACCGTCGCTCATTAATGGGGGAAATTCGGAATATTGGTTATTGGTCGCATAACCCAATTTGGATCGAGGAAGAGATTCGCGAATAATGGGAAATGCATTGTTTAATGTTTCGGGCTGAGGGTAGGAAAACATATTGTATAATTTACTATTATATTATACAATATTATTTTTATCCATTTATTTTTGTAAAAGATGTAAT